TGCTCAAGACTACTACATAGGATTAGAAGATAGTTCAGATAGATTAAGAATTGGTGCAGGTTCTGTTGTAGGTAATGGTAGCGGAATAGGTATTACTTCAACTGGCGTAACACAAATTATTAATGGTTTAGCCATTGGTGGTACTGGTACGGCTAATATTTTAGATGATTATGAATTTGGTACTTGGACACCTACTTTAAGTAATTTTAGCACATCAGGAACTGTTACAACAGTTGGTAGATATGTAAAATCAGGAAGAATGGTTGTTGCTATAGGAAGCATGAAAGCAGCAACATCTATCGCTCATGATACTAGTGCTTTAGTTGCAGGATTCCCGTTTGCAGGACCTCTAACAGATATTGGAACAGGCTCTTTTGCTTTTGCTAGTAATGCAGGCGGTAATGATTCAGGTATTTTATTCTGTGATTTAGTGTCTAGTAGAGTGTTTTTTCCAGCTACCATGAACACAACATCATCTAATGAATTATGTACATTTACTGTCACATATGAAGCAGCAAGTTAAGGAGAAAAAAAATGGCAATAACTAAAGAAACAGAAATAGCAAAAATAGAAGTTGTAGGAATATATACAGCCGTGCAAGTTGCTACTGATACTGTTATCAAAGAGGATAGCGTAGAGATTAGTAGAAGCAGGCACAGACATGTGTTATATCCTGGAACTCTAGATGCTAGTGATAATTTGGTTGTAACTGACATTTCAGGTGAAAACTCAAAAGTTCAAGCAGTAGCAAATGCTGTATGGACTGATGCAGTTAAAACAACTTGGAAAAATAAGTTAATAGCAGATAAGAGTTAATAGATGTCATTAGGCCACGGCACTATATCTGAGTTTGCAATAGGCTCTGTAAGAGGAGGAGGCGTACAAAACGTAGGATCTCCTTTTATTAGTGGAGTGTCTTTTGGCGCTAGTGTTACTGATTTAGAGTCTGTAATAGGTACTGCTGTATTTGCAGTTACTACTGCAGGAGCACCAAGCTTTACACTAGGTACTGAAACCGTGACAGCAAGTGCTAATATTAGTCCTACTACAGCAGGACAAATTACTGTAGGATTAGGCGATGAAACTGCCTTTGGTGAGGCGTTTCAAAATATTATTAATTTTAGTGTGGGTACACCTAACTTCTTTATTTGGAATGAAGTTGATGATTCACAAACAGTTACCTGGATTGATGTGGAGCCAGGTTCAACAGATTAGGAGTAAAACATGGCATCATCATATTCAAGTTCCCTTAATCTAGAGTTACAAGCCACAGGTGAAAACTCTGGAACCTGGGGTAATATTACAAACAATAATCTACAAAAAGTAGAATCTGCAATTAAAGGTTATGTGTCTATAGCACTTGCTAGCACAACAGATTCACTAACAGCTACAGACGGCACTACCGCAGACGAACAAAGTAACGCAATTATAAAATTAACAGGAACATTGACAGGTAATACTACCATGCAATGTGAAGCCGTAGAGACTTGGTACATTGTTGATAATGCAACAAGTATGAGTACACACACTCTCGGTTTTAAACCTGCGGGTGGTACAGCAACTAATCTTGTAGCAGGATCTAAGCACATACTTTACTCTGATGGTTCTACAATGTTTGATGTCTTGAACGATGCAGGAAATATCAAGGCCAACGGAACACTGACAGTATCAGGTAACACTTCACTAGATGGTGGTACTTTTGTTTTCAATGAATCTAGCGCTGACCTAGACTTTCGTATTGAAGGTAATGGTGATGCAAACTTATTCTTTACAGATGCAGGTAATGATCGTGTTGGTATCAAAACAGCATCTCCTTCTACAGAATTACATGTTGTGGGTGGTATCAAAGCAACAGGTGGTATTGATTTTGATGGGGGTGGATTTGTATTTAACGAATCTAGTGCCTCTGTTGATTTTAGAGCAGAAACAAATACTTTAACACATGCTTTCTTTATTGACGGATCAGCAGATAAAATTGGTTTTGGTACAAGCACACCGGCTAACGCTAGTGTAGAAATCAACCAAGCTAATTCTTCTGGTGCTATCGCTTGTTTGTCTTTAGATCAAGATGATCAAGATCAAGAATTTTTATACTTTGAGGGAACCTCAGCTAGTGATAGTAGTGCTAGTTTATCCTCTTCAACTGCTGAAGCTAGTAGTAAAGCAGGAGCAATACGAGTTAATATAAATGGAACAGATCGCTGGATCAGATTTTATGAAACAGCAATATAGGAGCTACAATGCCTTTAACAAAACTGCAAATAGCACCTGGTATAGATAAACAAAATACCGAGTATGGTGCAGAAGGACGTTGGGTAGATTGTGATAATGTTCGTTTTAGATATGGACTACCTGAAAAAATTGGAGGTTGGGAAAAAGTAACTAGTGATGCACTCGTTGGTGCAACAAGAGCTATCCTAACTTACTCTGGTCTTGATGGTGTTAAATATGCTATTTATGGCACCAATAAAAAACTTTACGCTTATTCAGAAAATAACTATGCCGACATAACTCCTATTCGTGCTACAGGCACAGGTAACATTACACAATTTGCAACAACAAACGGTAGCACTACAGTTACAGTTACTGACTCTAGTCATGGTGCTTTAATTGGTGACTTTATAACTATTGCAAGTGTGAGTGGTGCAGTGGGTGGTATTAGTGCAGCTAATCTACAAGGAGAGTTTGAAATACTTACTGTCCCTGATGCTAATACATTTACTATTGAAGCAAAAGCTGCGGCTAGCTCTGATGCTACAGGGGCCACGGCCAACGGAACATATCAAATTAATACAGGATCTGCTGTATCTTTATTTGGTTATGGCTGGGGTGCTGGTACATGGGGAGCATCTACCTGGAACTCTACGAGATCGGGTCTTACTGGTGGACAAGGTGTGCTATTGGAATCTTCTAAATGGGCTTTGGACAACTGGGGCGAAGATGCTCTAGCTTTACAATTTAATGGTGGATTGTTTTATTGGGATACTTCTGCAGGATTATCTTCTAATAGAGCAGCAGTAACAAATGTTTCTAACGCACCTACAAAAACTAGATTTATGTTAGTTTCAGGTGATGATAGACACGTCATTTGTTTTGGTACAGAAACAACTATAGGAACCTCATCTACTCAAGATAACATGTTTATAAGATGGTCTGGTCAAGAAGCTGAAAATGTTTGGACACCTACAGCAACTAATACAGCAGGATCAAAAAGATTAGTAGATGGTAATTTTATACAAACTGCAGTTAGGTCTAGAGGTGCTGTGTTAATATGGACAGATACTGCTTTGTATCAAATGCAGTTTATTGGTCCACCTTTTACATTTGGATTTAATCAATTAGGTTCTGCTTGTGGGTGTATTGGTTTACATGCTGCAGTAGACGTAGGTGGTATATCTTTTTGGATGGGCACTGACTCATTCTTCTTATTTGATGGTGCCGTGCAAAAGATACCTTGCACAGTGCAGGATTACGTTTTTGATGACTTAAATCAAAATGCAAAACAAGACATATTCTGTGCAGCTAACACTGATTATAATGAAGTAATGTGGTTTTACCCTTCTCTTAATTCTACTCAAATTGACAGAGTGGTAGTATTTAATTATGCAGAAAATCTTTGGTATGTAGGAACATTAGCTAGAAGTTCTTGGGCTGATAGAGGTACATACGATAATCCTTATGCGGCTGAGTTCGAGGCTTCTGATACAACTGCAACTATCTCTACAATTACAGGACTAAAAGCAGGTAGAACTTTTATCTATGCTCATGAAGTAGGATCTAATGATGATGGAGCTGCTATGTCAGCACACATAGAATCAGGTGATGTAGACATTGCAGACGGTGATCAATTTATGTCTATTGGTAGAATTATACCAGACTTCAAAGGACAGTCAGGCACAGTAGATCTAACAATTAAAACTAGGCCTTATCCTACAGCAACACAAACTACACATGGATCTTTTAATATTACAACATCAACAACTAAAAAAGATACAAGAATTAGAGGTAGACAAGTTGCAGTTAGAGTGGCAAGTGATGCAGTAGATGATAACTGGAGATATGGTACACTTAGATTAGATATTAAACCTGATGGTATGAGAGGTAAGTAATGTCAAAAATACAAATACCTAGATTACCTCAAGCATCAAAAGAATACAGTCAACAACAACAAAATACTCTAATACAAACATTAGAACAGTTAATATTTTTGTTGAACAACACATATACACCAGAAACATTACGTGATGACGAAGAAAGAGTGACTTGGTTTTTATCTTAAATGGCTAATACATATACAAATTATAAAGCAGTTTTAGCAAACACAAATTTGACAACACTGTATACAGTACCAGCAGAAACAACTGCTATCATAAAATCAATACATGTGGCAAACGTAGATGCTTCTAATGATTGTGAAATATCTTTGTTTTTAGTGGATACTGATAGCACTAGTTTTACTTTACAAAAGAGTAGAGATATAGAAAAAGGCACTACACAGGAGTTATTAGCTGCTGGTAATAGTAGTCAGATTTCATCAGATTCTCATACTTCTTCTGCTACACCATTGGTAGCAAAGGAGTCAGAAATAGTTAAAATACAAGCTGAAAACGCTAACGATTTGCATGTTGTACTTAGCGTTTTAGAGATAACATAAATATTGCAAGGAGCATAAAAAATGGGTATAAATGAAGATACTATCGTGGTTGCTGGGAAAACAATCCCTAAGATAGATGTGGAAACACAGACAACTATCAAACACGCCAAAACAGGAAAAGTCTACGCTTCAGAAGATGAAGCAGTCAAAGATGTTCAAGATCCTGCCACCGACACAACTGAAGAAGACATACAAAAAGATGTCGCAATTAAAGTAAACAAAATACCGGATATATTCGGGGGAACAAGTTAAACATGAGTTATAGCATGCAACAATCAGAACCTAGAGGGTTGGAGTCATTTCAACACGAGGTTTCTAAAATTGCAGATTTAGGTAGATACGAGGACGCATATATCGCACACGTTGCCGAAGGTGAAACTGTTGTGCCTATGGAAGTTCTTGATTCTAATCCTAGACTAAAAGCAATGTTGTTCAATCAAATGCTAGACATGGGTATTAACCCTGAAAGATATATTGTTGGTAATAATTTTAACTCAATCAATCCTGTTACAGGACAACCTGAGTTTTTCTTAAAAAAGATTTTTAAAGGTGCTAAGAAAGCACTCAAAAGTATCGCACCTTATGCAGGTACTATTGCTGGTGTCTTTGGTGCAGGACCCATGGCATCTGCACTGATAGGTGCTGGGGCACCATTATTACTTGGAGGAGATGCTGGAGATGTAATTTCTGGTGGTATTGGAGGATATGGTGCAGGCACAGCTTTTGGTACCAGAGCTGGGGGTAACTATGCTTTAGATGGTATATTTAGTGGAGAAACATCAATAGGTGATGCTTTTACACAAGCAGGACAAAATTTAGGTTTTGGACAACAAGCTGCTGGAGAACAAGTTTTAAGTGAAGGACAAAAAAATATATTACAGTCACAAGGAATAGATCCTTCAACAATTACTTATGATGATGCTGTTTCTATGGATTTAGTAAAAGCTGCGCCAAAATCAAAAGCTGGACTTGGTGCCTATGCAAATCTTGCGGCTTTAGCCGCTCCTGCTTTGTATCAAGCGTCACAGCCTGAAGAAACGACAAGTATTATGGATAATACTAGTTTTGCAAGTCTATATCCTAATCAACCTTATTATGGTATGTTTGGTAATCAAATGCCTATGGTTGCTGATGGAGGTATTATGGACTTAGAGTATATGGATAAGTATGCTATGGGTGGAGAGTTTCCAAGAAGGCAAGGTCAGATATCAGGACCTGGTGGACCTAAAGATGATTTAGTTCCTGCAATGCTGAGTGATGGAGAGTTTGTAATGACTGCAAAAGCAGTAGACAATGCTGGCGGACCACGGGCCATGTACAATTTAATGAATAGATTAGATCCAGAATCATCGACAGGAATGGGAGTAGCATAATGGCTGAAGAGATAGTAACGTATAATAGACTGGCACCTTATATTGAGGAAAGAGGTAAACAGTTATTAACATCAACATTCGGAGATCCAAATGCTGTCAGACAGCCAAACGAAACCGAAGCAGATTTTCAAGCAAGAAAACTAGGTAGAGCTGGTGTACCACAACCTATCGCAGGTTTTCAAGTAGCAGGATTAGACCCTTCTCAACAACAAGCCTTAAATATGGCACAACAAGGTATTGGTCAATATCAAACTTTTTTAGATCAAGCAGGACAAAGTATAGGTGAAGGTATACAGGCTACAAGAGGTGCAGCTAGAATGTTTGCTCCAACTGCAGAAGGTATACAGGCTTACATGGATCCTTATCAACAAGCAGTAACACAAGATGCTTTAGCAGAATTAGATAGACAAGCACAGCTACAACAGCAAGGCGTAGATGCACAAGCTGTTGGTGCAGGAGCCTTTGGTACAGAACGTTCTGGTATACAAAACGCTGAAATGGCTAGAAACCTACAAGACATTAAATCAAGACGTATCTTTGAAGATTTATCAAGAAATTTCCAACAAGCACAGCAAACAGCACAGCAATCCTTTGAGTCACAGCAAGGCAGACAGTTCAATGTTGGTCAGCAATTAGCAGCCCTTGGTGGCCAACAAGCTGGACTGGGACAATTACAGCAAGGATTGTATGGTCAAGATGTTGCACAATTGCAACAAGCAGGAGCTTTATCTCAACAACAAAGACAAAATGTATTTGATGCACAAAGAGCAACACAGCAATTAGCATCACAAGAGCCTTTCCAAAGATTGTCATTTGCCTCTGGTATACTAACAGGTACACCTGCGTCACAAATGGCAGTTCAACAACAACCCTCAACTAGTCCGTTAATGCAAGTTGCAGGACTAGGAATTGCGGGCCTCGGAGCATACAAAGGATTAAATATAGGTACTTAGGATAAGCATGAGCGTACTGAATAGAAAAATGTTTCAGAAGGTAGCCAAGCTCAAGCATGGCGGTAATCCTTACATAGACCACGAAACAGGTCAGATTATACCTAGCGTGACTGGTGTGCCAGGAGGTATGAATGCAGTTGATACTAGTATTTATCAAACAGGTCAAGCTGTACAACCTGCCTTACCCGCCAATACTGACATAACAGGTATCTTAGGTGGTATGAATGAATTTTATCCTATAGCTAATGATTTTGCTGACGCACTGTATCCACAAAAAACACCTGAAGAGTATGCAGCTGAAGCAGCTCAACTATATCAAACAGATTACTCTGCAGAAAGAGAAGCCATAGAGACACAAAAAGAAGCTGACGTAGCATCTTCTTTAATTAATTTTGGTGCTAGACTATTAACAGGTAGAGGTAAAGCTTTAGACGTATTAGGGCAAGCTGTTCAACAAACATTACCAGAATTTACAGCTGCAAGAAGAGCAACAAGAAAGGAAGATACAGCATTAAGAACAGCAGAGAAAGCTGTCGATGCACAAAAAAGAACTTATGCTCTAACAAAGTCACAAGAAGATGCAGTCAACAGAGCAAATATTGTTAGTCAAGCAATGTTTTCTAATCTAGGATTTTTTCAAGAATTAGCTAAACAAGAAAATAAAAGTAACTTAGATCTTAACGGCACTTTTAAATTAGTTAAAGATAGAGCAACAGGACTTAACACAGAAGTTACTTTAGGTCAATATTTGAAAGATTTTGAATTACCCGAAGAACAAAGAAAATATGATGTAGCAAAAGACTACACACAGCCTTTTATTGCCTACGATAACATTGTAGGAGAGAATAAATTCTTTACAACTTACGAAGAATTTGCTGTGGCCAACGGTCAAGAGCCTGGTCGATATGGAGACAAAAAAGATTTTAGAGCTAAAGATTGGAAAAAAGTAATAAATTTAGCAACAAAAAAAGTTGAATATGTAGAATCAGAAAAGCTTAATCCTAATGTTCATGTGCCTTCTGATAGTATGGACTACATAGAGGTAATGGATACTCAAAATAACAATAAACTTGTCTATTTACCAAAAAATCAACCTTTCGATAATAAAAGATTTGTACCTAAACAAGAGCCTGTAGAAACATTTAAAGATTTTGTTATGGGTAGCTTTACTCATCCTCAGTCAGGTGAATACGGAAACTGGCAAATTAAAGAATTAAAGAATGGTGAGTATTTAATACCAAAGTTAGATGCAAACGGAGATGCTATACTACAAGCTAATGGTCAACCTACATGGGTGCCAATCGGACAAGGCATTGGAGATCTTGTAGTTAATCAAAAAGTAGCTTTGACTGCTGATGATGTGTTACCTAGAAAAGCTTTAACAGAACAATTTTCTACTATTCAGTTATATGATCGTAATATCAACAGTATTGATGTTGTTATCAACAACTTATTAGCTGACCCTACAATAGCTGGTCTACCTGGATTAATTCAAGACATAAAGCAAAGAGGTTTTGGTATGTTAGCTGACTTAGTTAATGCTGATGATCAGATATCAATCTTAACTAACACATTACAAAATGTTCAGGCTAATTTCTCAGATGGTAGAATTGAAACTTCTGAAGGATCAGGTGAGTTCGCAGATGTCAACGCTTTATTTGATCCTAACAGTCAAGAGTCCCAACAATTCTGGGGTGAATTTAAACCTGAACTTGCTGAAAACAGAGTCCGTATTAATGCTATTGCTTATGCTGTAGCAAGAGCTAGAAAATCATCTGGTCGTTTGAACTTAGACGATATTAAAAGAGCTTATGAAAGTTTAAAAATTACTGGATTCGTTGACTCTAAAACAGTTATTGCTGGTTTAGTTACAGTAAGAGAAGAGCTAAGACTAGCTAACAATGATTTAAAAGTATTATATGAATTTAACAAAGGAACTTACCCTAGTGGATACACAAGTGCAGGTCAAATAAATCCTTCAAACTTACCTAAAGCAAAGTACAATGAAGACGGTAAATTAGTAATTACACTACCAGAGGAGATTAAGAATGGCGGAATTTAATTATAATTCAAAGTATACAGCTCCTATTAAACAGGAGTATATGCAATGGTTAAAAAAGAATCACCCTGGAGAATACTATGATAATTTTGGGGGTAAGAAGCCTTTTAATAGATTATCTAAAGTAGGAAAAGTAGCTAAATTAGGTAAGTATGGAGCGTTAGCTGGTATAGTGTATGAATTAGGTAAAGAAGTTTTAGATATGACAGGTAATATACCTAACGATTTAGAAGAACGTGAAATGCTAAGACAAGATAAAATACTAAACAATATACCAAAGATAGTCATTGATGAAAATGGAAAACAAACATTACAACAACCTGATCCTGAAGATTTAAAAGATCACCTACCTTATAAAAAATATATATCTAACACTCCTAGCGCACCTGGTTCAGGAGATGAAGTAGAAGGTGTTGATTTTGTATGGGTAGATCCTTACGAACAAAATTTTGGGCCAGTGACTACTGAAGGATATGAGTTAGGTAAATTTGGTTGGACAAAAAAAGTAGAAAAGAACTTTTTACAAAATCAAGTTGAGACATATGCAAGAGACATAAAAGCAGTTTCTAGTTTTATACCACCAGAGATAAAAAAAGTAGGTAAAAAAGCTTTGAATTTAGTAACAGGTAATCCAGAGAGGGTTGAATAATGGCTGAAGAAGGAGTATTTAGTTTAAAACAAAGATATCCTACTATGGATATAGAAAGAACTTTTGGTATACCTCAAGATGTTCTTGTAGAAATTTTTGGAGAGAATGATATCAAAATACAAGTTCCTGATATTAATAGTTTTTTAAATCCAGAAGACGTAGGAACACCAAAATTTGAACAAGACAAACTTTTACTACAACAGTTAATTAACAATATCAGAGGTCAACAAGGTATTACTGAAAAGCCTATTGAAACTTATTCCGATGCTGAGTTAGCTGAAATTAAACAATTGAAAGAATTTCAATCCGCAGTAGAACAAGAAAAAGCTTATATACAAGATCCTTTGCGTGAGAAAAACAAAGCATGGAGAGAAAAATTAGAAGCAGATAAAAGAAACTGGAGTACCTTTATAACAGGTAAAGGCACGGAAGATCAAAAAGGTATTATAGGTAAATCAGGAGAATTTATTAAAGGAGATATGTCTGTAGACGAGGCTTTAAATTTCTTTGGAGACAGCTTCATGGGTGTACAAAATACCACTATGAAATTTTATCCAGAGGTAAACAAACAAAATGTAACTATTGGTGGAGACTTTTTAAGTCTTTTGCCTTTGTATTTTCTAGATAGAAAAAAATTGTTAAAAGGTTTCTTAGATCCTAAGAGTAATCCTGTTGCAGCTGGTGAAGTGGCAGCTTTTGCTGGAGCAGGTGCTTATACTGCAGCTACAGCTTATGATGGTATTAATTCTATTATCAGAGAATTAGAAGGACTACCAGATCCTGAGTTGTCTAATGATCCAAGAGTAGAAAACTTAATACATTCTAGAAACGCTATGATATTTAGTGGTGGAGCAGCAGCATTGGATCCCGTATTTAGAATGATGAAAGGTTTAACTCGTTGGACTTACGGTGTACAAAAAGGCTCTAATGCAGAGTATCTAGCACAATTAGCTATACAACAAAAAATACCTTTTGGTATTGCTAACGTCACAGATAGATCTTGGGCAAAATGGTTCGGTAGAGTTGTTGGTGTATTCCCACTGATTGGTACTGATTTAAGAGCTAATAGAGCTAATATTATGTGGTACAGTGATAAAAGAGTTATGGAAACTCTCAATGAATTAGCACCTATGGCCACTGTTATGGATGCAGGAGCACTTCTAACTGATGCCGCACAACAGAAATTTAATCAATGGTCAAGATTAAACACACAACTTTATGATGACTTTTTTGCTAGAGCAAAAGCTTTAGATGATAGTATTCCTATCGCTACAGATACATATGGTAGAAATATAAAACAAGGTTATATACCAACATTTAGAGTAAAACAATTAGCTAAAAACTATGTTGATGATTTAGGTAGGGGTAAAATTGATTTGGAATTTAACCCCAATTCAAATGTGCAACAATTAGGAGGTTTTGAAGATTTAAGTAACTTTGAAAACTTTTTGTTATCTATGAGTAACCTACCTGAGTATCTTAACGCAGTACAATTTAGATCTTTACAAAAACAATTTAATCAAAAATGGGGAGAGTATGCTTCTAAATATGGTGTCAAACAAGTTGACGACATAGCTACACAATCAAGACACTTTAAAAAAGCATTAGAACAAGGGTTTAATGATGTCAATGAGTGGAGAGTTATAACGGGTCAAGGAGGAGAGCCAGATCCAGTTATATTGGAACAAATGAATCAAGTAAAAAATTCTTTAACTAGAGCTAATAGAGTATTTGGTTTTGGTGCAAATACATACAAATCTCCTATGGCAAAACAATTTCAAAATGTTGATCAGAACATGTTTGTTCAAGGCGGTCTACCTATGGAAGGTTGGATTTATGATGATCAGTTAGCTCGATCAATATTTGATACTTTTTATAGTAATCCTAGTGCAAAAGCACTTAATGATTTATCTGCTATAGTTAAAAGAAATAAAGCTGATCCAAGCAAAGATCCTATTAATGTATCTGCTAGGGCTTTCATGTCTCAACTATGGGAGAACTCTAGTAATGCAGTTGCTTACAATAGAAAAACAGGTTCTGTTGAATTAGGTAAAGCTGATTTAACACAGAGAGTTAATATTGCAGGTGGTGGTGAGTTCGGTATTAGTTTTAACCCTAAAGATATTGTTACTGTCAACGTATTTGATCCTGCTAAGTTTAGATCAAATCTAAAGTTAGACACACAACAAGGACAAGATTTTATGAACGCTTTATGGGCACAGACCATGAAGGGAGAAGGTAAGACACTAGGTAAAAAAGGTGCTGAGTCTGCAATACAAAACTTAAATCAATTACTGAAAATAGCTGAAATTGGATACGCAAATAAAATTGCAGAGACATCACAATTCGTAGCTAGAAGAGCTGGTCTTGCTGGTTTCTCTGGTATCACAGGTGCTTTCTTAGCAACAGGTGCAGGTATGAGTCCTTTAACAGGTCTAGGTATTGCCTTATTAGCAAAGAAACAAGGTCAGATTTTATCTAATCCTCAATACTTAGAGTGGATGGTAAAAGGTATAGATGATTCTTTAGAGACAAAAATAAGAAGAGCTAACATAACAAAACTAGCAAGAGTTTTATTAGATGATCCTGACAATGAAAAAGTACAAGGACTAGACTTTGATGACCCAGAGGCAGTGATGCAATATATGTTTACTAATGAATTTACAACATCATCACAACCAGAGGCTGATGTTGATAAGACCTTTGCACCAAACTTTCCACAAGATAATCCACCTGACATGGGACCTGTCGAGGCAGGTGGCGTAGAGAACTTTCAAAAAACATCAAGTAACAACATGTCTAATGAGCTTATAACTAAACCTAAAACAAATTTTGCAGCAAGTAATGTATCTAATCCTTTCAGACCTGTAGGCGGTAGTATGTCACCTGCTAAACGTGCAGCTCTGGCCAGTGGTGATTTATACGGAGCCATTGCAACCGCTAAAAGAGGTGGTACTATAAACAAGCAAGGCATCATGTACTTTGCAGGAAGGAGGAGACCATAATGAGAGGTTACGGAAAGTCACAAAAAGCTTATGAAAAAGCTAAAAAGGATTATAAGAAGAAAACAGGGTTCTCTACTGTTGGAGAGAAAATGAAGTCTAAGGGGTATACTCCTCCTAAAAGTAATAATAAAGATAATCAAATTATTAAAGATATAGACGAAGCACAAAAACAAAAAGACAATACAGAAAAAGCAAAAGATCAAGCTAGCTTAAATGTAGGTGCTGGCACTGGTAGTGGCATGCAAACCACTGACTTTCTCGATGATTTAAAAGAAGCCTATAAAGCAGGATTATTTTCAAGTGGCACGAAGGGTAAAGCCTTCATGGATAAATATAATTTAAAACCTGGTGAACTTGGTAAATTAAGGTCATCAATAGATATGGGACTCGGCTCCAGAATAGGTGATGGAGGTAACGTTTTAACAGATATAGTAAAAGATTTAAGACAAGAGGGTATCCTTAGAACATCAGGACCAGGTGCAGAATTTTTACAACAAAGAGCAAGTGATATATATGAACCAGGCATGAAAAAAAGCAATATGTTTTTGCCTTTTGAAGATCCACAAAATATTTTTCAGAAAGGTGCGAACTTAGCCACTCAATTTAATCCGTTTTTAAACTTAGTTTCTGGAATTTTTGGTAGCAGTGCTGGCCAACGAGCCACATATTTTGGTAGAGAAAAAGGTCTTGAAGGAGAAGAGCTTGATCAATTTGCAGCTTCTGTAGCTAATGATCGTAATTTGTATAATCAAATGATGGCAACACCATTAATGCAAGATTATGAATTAAACGAGTTTAGAGCCGAGGCTAACAAGAATGCTATGGCTCAAAGAAGAGGCGGTGATCCTGATCCTATATCAGGTAGCCAAGGAGAAGAAGGCGGTGAAAGTGGTGATGGAACCACGGACCCCGGAACAGATCCTGTTTACACACCTCCTCCACAAAACTACTTTACATTCTTTGATCCTAACCTTGGTAGATATAGATCAGGTACATACGATGAGTATCTACAATACGTGACTGCTAAAGATGGAGGTATTATACAATTACAAGAAGGTGGAACACCACCTAACGCACCAGGTGGAGTTTTACCACAAGGACGTAAAGAACAATTAGAAGATTTATTTAAAGCAAGAAGAGAGATACAAAATCTAGATACTCCTACTGATAGTGAAAGAAAAGGATCAAGTATGATCATGGCAGAAATAGATGATAGAG